GATCTTGTTAGTGGTGACTATTCTGCCGCCACTGATAATCTGCATCAGTTTCTTTGTCAGGTCGCTATAAGACGTATTTGTTATCGTTTTAAGATTCCTTTCGAAGATGCCTATAATATGGCAACTTGTTTAACGAATCATATAATCGATAACCGTACTGCTGATTGTTTTAAGTCAGCACCTACGTCTTGTAAGAGCGAGGATGATTGGGATCATTTTCTTCAAACCCTTGATGATGAGTATGTGGATATTAAATCTCTACATGGTCGTCTGAACGAGTTTGATGGTTTTTACCAACAGGTGTGGGGGCAATTAATGGGTTCTCCTGTTAGTTTTCCTATACTCTGTATAATAAATGCTGCCGTTACGCGTTATGCGATGGAGAAAGCCTATGGTCGACGGATACCTCTTGAGGAGGGAGCTTTGAGGGTGAATGGTGATGATGTTCTCTTTCCCATGCCACCTTCTGGTTATATGACTTGGGTGGATGATGTTACTAAGGCTGGTTTGGAACCTTCGATCGGTAAGAATTATGTTTCTCGTCGTTATGCTGTCATAAATTCAACAATTTATGACTGTGATGGATGGGATCGGAGTTGTTTCTTCAAAGGGTGTAAACGTGTTCCCTTGATCCGTATGCATTTGGTTAATGCACCCGGGTCAACCGAATCGTCAAAATCCTCTGGAGATTCATGTGGAAAGGTTGGTGAGGTTCTAAAAAGTGGAAAGAGTCTTAGAGATAGGTTTAGAATGGCTATTCTGGACTTCGAAGATGAGAAACGTGAGGAAATACTCAAACTTTGTTTTAAACGTAACAAAGAATTTTTAAAGAGCTTTCCTCCCGTTTCCTGGTATCTTCCTACGTGTCTGGGTGGCTTGGGTCTACCTATGAGAAAAGGTGATGTTGTTTCGGAATTACATCTCAAAATCGCCGCTATGATTACTTGCACTGATAAGGCAAGGAAAGATATCGTTAATCTGAAATGGATGAAAGAACCTGGAAAGGCTTTTTCATCTGTCACGAATGACGAGATCGCTAATGTACATGAACGACTTGAAAACAAATATGTTCTTGGAACACATTCCTCTTCAGAGGGTTTCCATGGTGCATTATTGAAAAGTAACTTAGGTTATGGAGTAGATGATGTTCTTTTGGAAAGTGATTTGATAATGAAGGAATGGCATATCATGTACAAGAAATGGGTACAGCGCGTCTCAAAGATGCGTTGGGCGGTAGATACGAAACACGATACAAAAGGTCTCCATCCAATGAAATTGGAAAAAGCTCTCTCGTATGGCGATTGGTTTTGGACTCGGGAATGTGACGTTACGGGTTTTGCTGATCGTGCACCTCTCGAAGAGGTTCATGATCTGATAAAACATGATGTTTTGACACCAATTGAAAATCAATGCAAATATGATTTTTCATGTGTCAAACCATTAGTCTCAATTGGACCGGATGATGTAAGGGACTATTGGGTCGAGAAGACTCAATAACTGGTAGTAATTTGCACAGAGGACAAAGTGTCCGGGTAAAAGATACGACAAGTTGATTTTATTCTGATAAGGATCGAGGGTACAGATTTCTCTTTTAGAAATCCGCGGCCACGCCGAGTCTACCTGCCTAGGTAGATATTGGAATAGATGAATATGAACTTTTTTGCTCGTGTGACCTCCCG